CAAGTTTCGAGACGGCGAAAAGGGTACTGATTTTCTAAACTTTATCGGTGCAGAAAACCGGTTTGCAGTATTTGACGGGCCATTGCCAGTAATTGAAAAACCAAAGCCGCAGCGTCGCGGATTTAATTTGTAGAAGGGGATAGAAGGTGACTAACTTAACCGAAAAGACAAACTTTGAGCTAAACGTGCTGGTGGCTATGCTTGAGCATCCGGAGCTGGCAAAACACCCTGATGATATGATTAAAGAGTGCGATGGTGGAAGTGCCTTGTTCGAGTGGGCGCCAGAGTTTACGGATGATTGGTGGCGCCAAGAGTGTTACGACTACACCGGAGAATGGGAGCAGATGGGTCCGATTATGATTAAAAACTGCATCCAATACAGCTTTGATACATGCCAAGTACATGTAAGCAGTTACTTTAATGAATCCGCTAAATGTTCCGCCCGGCATGATGAATTACTGCGGTGCGCAGCCATCTGCTACCTGATGATGAAGGGGGCAGAGTAATGAGCATTACATCAGCCCCGGAATACAAGCACAAATTCGTAATCACTAACCCAGAGCGTGTAGTAATCCCTAAAGAGATATCGCCGGAAAAGAAGCGTGAATGCTATCGGCGCAGAACGGTAGAGGATCACCAGGAAGCGCGGAGAATGGAAAAGGAACTGGCGGAGGTGTGGCAGTGAGTAAACAGGTAATACTGCGCAAGGGTAATCACAACACCCTTGTGCCTGTAGATCAGCAGGGGTTGGAGTATATTCAGTCTCTGCGAACAGGTCAGGAGATACGGGCGGATCTGGTGAAGGCTAGAAACATCAAGTTTCACCGCAAATTCTTCTCACTTTTGAATATGGCTTATGAGTACTGGGAGCCGCCAAAGGGTGAGTACAAGGGCCGTACTACAGAAAAGAATTTCGAAAAGTTCCGTAGCGACGTGACGGTAATGGCCGGGTTTTATGATGTGGTGTCGAACCTCAAGGGCGATGTGCAGCTGGTACCCAAGTCAATCAGTTTTGGGAACATGGATGATGCACAGTTTGAGGAGCTATACCGGGCAGCATTTAGCGTTCTCTGGAAGATGGTAATGCGCCATGTTCAGGGCTGGACAGAGAGCGAAATGGAAAGGGTAGTAAATGGGATGATGGAATATGCTTAAGATCGTATCGAAGAAAGTCAGAGACGCGGCCAGAGGCCAGCAATGCACCCTCCAGATCGTAGGCGTATGCAGCTACGACACAAGCACAGTAGTGCTGGCCCACCTACCGGATGAAAGCCACGGAATGGGGCGTAAGTCTGACGATATCAGCGCCTGCTTTGCCTGTGATAACTGCCACTCTGTAATCGATGGCCGGGTAAAGCATTATCTGGAACCAGCAGACAAAGAAAACTACATGCGGCGGGCTATGGTGAGAACCTGGCGCAAGCTGGTTGAGATGGGTGTAATTAAAATCGAGGGGATGAAATGAACCGCATACCGATTAAGCCTCTATCTGTTAACGAAGCCTGGAAAGGGCGCAGATTCAAAACAGCTTCTTACAGCCGCTATGAGCGCGATGTAATTATGATCCTTCCCAGCATATCAATCCCAGAAGAAAAGCTTTCAGTGAGCCTGAGATTCGGCCTAAGCAACAAAAGAGCGGACATAGACAACCCGGTTAAGTGCTTTGTTGACTGCCTGCAAAAGAAATACGGGTTTGACGACAAAGATATTTACCGTATGACGCTGGAAAAAGTGGATGTGAAGAAAGGTGAGGAGTTCATTGAATTCTCCATAGCAAGCTTTACCAAAGCTGAGAAGGTCGAGGCCCACTACAACAAGCTCGCAAACGATCTGCAAAAAACTTTAAATTAATTGCAAATATGTGTTGCGCTCATATGTATAATGCACTACATTAGACACATCAACAACGCATACAGGAGAGCAAATGACGTTCGAACAGCTTAAGGCGGCAAGGGCCAAGCTAGGATTAACCCATGCCCGGTTTTGCCGGTTGATTGGTGTAGATGCAAGTACGGTTACTCGCTGGAAGTCTTCGCCAGGCGTTCCACAATACGGTGAGAATCTGATTGAAATGGCGCTGATGCTGTTTGATCACGGATTGCTTGATGAGTTTTTGGAGCGCAACAAGATTTAATACCGGTGGTTGGAGAGCCGCCGTCGAAGAGCTGACCGGCCATCGCAATACCGCCCCAGCAAAGCAGTCGGGGCAACCAGCTAAACTAAATCTTTGGTGAGATTATGAATATTGATATTAAAGAAGTATTAGAGCTGCATAATAAGTGGCTTAACGGTGAAGACGGCGGCTGCCGTGCCGACCTGCGCGGTGCCGACCTGCGCGGTGTCAACCTGCGCGGTGTCAACCTGCGGGGTGCCGACCTGCGCGGTGCCGACCTGCGCGGTGCCGTCCTGCGGGGTGCCAACCTGCGCGATGCCGACCTGCGCGGTGCCAACCTGCGCGGTGCCAACCTGCGCTATGCCAACCTGCGCTATGCCAACCTGCGCGATGCCGACCTGTGCGATGCCAACCTGTGCGATGCCAACCTGCGCGGTGCCAACCTGCGCTATGCCGACCTGTGCGATGCCAACCTGTGCGATGCCAACCTGTGCGATGCCAACCTGCGCGGTGCCAACCTGCGGGGTGCCGACCTGTGCCGTGCCACCCTGCGCGGTGCCGACCTGCGCGGTGCCGACCTGCGCGGTGTCAACCTGCGGGGTGCCGACCTGCGGGGTGCCGACCTGTGCCGTGCCAACCTGTGCGATGCCGACCTGCGCGATGCCGACCTGTGGGGTGCCAACCTGCGCGGTGCCGTCCTGTGCGATGCCAACCTGCGCGATGCCAACCTGCGCGATGCGGTTCTGGTAGATGGGTCCGGGGCACCTAACTAAATTAAACTGACTGGTGAATAAAGTGAATAAAGAAGATTTGGTTCTAAAGCTAATTGGGATGCTGGTTGTCAGTGATGCGCCTGAAGAAGTGAAAAGCAAATCGCAATCGTCTTTTTATGATCAGTATGCTGGCAAGCATGTGATTGTCCGGTCGCGAAACGAAGGTATTAATTTCGGCACGGTCAAGGTTGCAGATAATACTGGAATCGTTTTGTCTGATTGTCGTCGTATCTGGTATCACAAGCCTGCTAATAATGATTATGCGTGGTATTATATGCGAGTGTAGTATTGGGGATGATAGGGGCGCCCTTGATAGGCTGGGGAATATATCCGGTAAGTGGGCGTAGATTAAATATTGGATTTGTATGTTTTGCGGCAAGTGGTTTGCTGCTAATTATGGATATGGGGATTAGGAAATGAGCGCATTAGAAGACTACCTAAACGACCTTGAGGCATCGCTACCAGATAGCCAGCTAAACGCCCAGGGTGTTATTAACTTGGTCCGTGAGGCTATCGAAACACATAGCACGGTGGATCAGCAAAGCCTGATGCTGAAGGACGCAGAGATAGCCAGGCTGAAAGACGATCTGGCAGCGGCGCAGAATAACCACGACACCCCACCAGAGGGCTATGTGCTGGTGCCGAGAGACGATTATATTAAGGTCATGGATTTTGCGATTGATAGAGCTACTGAAGATCAGGCGAAAAGCCTTGTTGAGAATTTACAGAAGGCGTTCCCTGAAGAGTATGCGAAATTTACAAAAGTAGAACTCCCTACAGTACTGCTACCCAGCAACACAGATAAGCTAAAAGGTGGTGAGTAGTAATATGGAATTGTTTAGTTACTGGCAGTTTTGGGCGTTTTTATCTGCTGTATTAGCCTTGGCTTTATTTATGCAGCGTGAATTTCATAAAGAGAGGGTTAAGGGTATTGATGAAGAGATTGAGCGTCTTAGAAATGCGGTAGACGACTTGAACGGGTTTGCCAAAGGGCTTGATAAGCAGGAGGATTAGTTTAAAATTAGTTGTGTAGTAGGCGTGTGGAAGCGTCTTTAGAAAATTGTTTGATAGAACTGGTTAAGGCTATTTAGAGTAACTTCAGTCCGGGTGATTAAGACGCCAGTTCTGAAACAGCCCCTTCCAAGTTCTGGGGTTACTCTAAGCAGCCTTTTTTTATGTCCGAACCTTTCTAAGATCTCTCCACACTCCCGCGGTTTTACGGTCAAAGTTTACCGCGGACAACAAAACTTTATAAGCAAAACATAATCAGTGATCCGGGTTTGATACCGACCGCCCCTGACAGCCGTAGAAGGGGATAAACACACCTTATACCGGACACAGCAGAGAGTATGACCCAGCTACTAGGACTGTATTGGGTTTGTGATAAAAGATTACTGATTATGATCAAGGCCATATTAAAGCGCAGATGTCCGGTAAGGGTATCTATGACTGTAGTGTGGCCAGTTAACCAATAAGGAGATAGGGATGAGTAAAGAAGCGAAGTTTACCGGGGGAGAATGGTACGCGGACAGCTACGAAGTTAAGTCTACGGTTTGCTGTATTAGCTTGGCCAAGGTTACGGTTTTCAATGAAGGCAAAGCCAACGCCCACCTAATAGCCGCAGCGCCTGAGATGTATGATGAGCTGAAAGCTATCCGTGATATTTTCGAAGCTCACGATGCTGAAGTATTTAAGGACTCGATAGAGTGTCTTGACAACGTTCTAGCCAAGGCTCGGGGTGAGTTATGAGTAATGAGAGAATTGTCTGCTGGTTTTCGTGCGGGGCTGCATCTGCTGTAGCTACAAAGCTTGCCATTGCTCATAACAACAAGAATGAAAAGCTGCCGCTGGTAATTGCATACACAGAAGTATGTGAAGAGCATCCCGACAATTCCAGGTTCCTATCTGAGTGCGAGAAGTGGTTTGGACAAGAGATTCAGATAATCGGAAATCATAAATACGAGGCGTCTATTTACGAAGTGTTCCGCAAGGAGCGATTTCTAAAAGGCCCATCTGGTGCTGCTTGCACAAGGCTTCTGAAGAAAGGTATGCGCAAGCAGTTTGAACAGCCAGGTGATCGGCAGGTTTTCGGCTATACCGTCGAAGAGCAGCGTCGTGTTGATCAGTTTATCGATGCCAACAACGATGTTGATATCTGGGCTCCCTTGATTGACAAAGGCCTGGCTAAGCAGGACTGCCTGGCTCTCTTGGCAAAAGAGGGCATCGAGCTACCTGCCATGTATAAGCTCGGGTATAAGAACAACAACTGTATCGGATGCGTTAAGGGTGAGGCAGGATACTGGAACAAGATACGTGTCGATTTCCCAGAAGCCTACGAAAGAATGGCTATGATGGAAGAGCATCTCGGTCGAACGGTGTGCAAGATTGGAATGCCCCAGGCACTAAAGCGCTATCCTGATAAAGTCCGACACCTGATAGCAACTGACGAGCCCTTAGAAAAGCAGTATTGGCGTCCAACATTGCGAGAGCTGCCTAAAGACGCAGGCAGCTATGAGGCCGAGTCGGACATCAGTTGTGGCATCTTCTGCGAATTGGCTCAAAGCGACCTTGTATCCTAAGTTCGGAATCTATTGTGGAATTAACTATAATCCTGACCTTTGCACTTAGGCCAGGATTTAGCTGTGGGATACGTACCGAACTTTCTCAACATGGAGTACCTAACCATCAATAACGTAGACAGTGACGATGAATGGGATATCTTTGTTGCTGCATGCATACAGTTTTCTAAATTTTCCTTAGACGAGAGAGATTCGCTAGCTGATCAAAAAGTGTTAATATTGGATAATCACTAATTAGTAACCAGGAATAAGCAATGAAGGCACAAAAAGGCACGCGGACCAACAACGCAAGACCGGCAAAGAAAAACACTAAACTGTCATCTGGCGGACAGGTTCGGTCAAAGAAAAAAACAAAGGCGCGTCGTGCTTAATCCTAACGACCTTATGCCGGCGGTCTTGATCCTTGTTATGCTATTGAATCGGCATAGAAGGGGTAAGGCTGTTTGTTTAATATTAATGATGTTCGGTATCCATGCCGAGCTTTCTGCATGGCTGTACCTTGACGAGTGCTTTTATTACTTTTTCGCTATAATTGCCGACATATTATTGATTGTATTGCTTGGCTTCATGTTCAGGGATTTTCAGCCCCTGTATATAAAGCATGTCGGCTGGCTGTTAGTTGCAATGTGTGTGCTTAATATCATTGGCGGAGGTTTATATTATGCCGGTGATAAAGGGTATTTTTACGCAGGCGCTATGTTCCTATTGAATTGCGCACTGATTATAAGGTTGCTGATTATGACAAGGCGCGACAATGACGGAGCTTCTGGCGTTACTGGTAGCCTTCAGCCTTACAGTGAAGGCGTTTTTCATCGTGAAGGCGTGGGGCCATGACCGAAGACTTAAAGACATGGCTGCATCAATCTGCAGTGGATGCGATATTAAGCCCCGCGGGTGTGAAGATTGTTGGGTTTCTAAGCGCTATGGGAAACGCCGCGCTATGGATTAAAGACAATGCAAACATTATAGCTGCGGTATCTGGCATACTAATACCCTGGCTGCTTTATCGGGCCAGCGTAAAAAAGACAAAGCTTGAAATGGCAATACTTGAGCAGACCCGAGAATTAAACAAAATAAAGCTGAAAGAAGCTAAGCAGTCAGGAGAGGTAAATGGCGGCCAAGAATAGAGCGGATATACAGACAGAGATTGATTCTCTCCTGGCTAATAACGCAACCGGGGATATCAGCCCGCAGGATGTGCGCACGATCCATGAGACTGCAAAGGACTCCAATCTAAACCTGGTTGAAACAACTAACCAGAACGTGGCAAGCAAGATTAACAATGCCACTATAAATGCTGACCAATGCCGCATGGGCTTGCTTGATTATAACGACCTAGCAACGGCAACAACTCCGATTGTCATTCCTAATACCGGCGCATTTGTCGATATGACAAACGATGGACTAGGGGCGTTTACTAATAAAACCTATGCTGCCTCCGGGGTTACAGACTTATGGGACACCGGAACAAATCTATTTGATTGGTCGGAATTGTCGCTAGGAGATCAGGTTAACATCCGGCTAGATATTGAGGTAACAACAACGTCGCCCAATCAGCTTGTCACTGTCCAGCTTCAGTTGGCGGTTGGCGGCTCGCCATATACCCTGCCGTATTCTGAGAATGTATTTAAAAACGCGGGTGTTCATGAGATAAACCGTTTCTCAATGGTTTATATGGGTGACGCGAATACCTTAAATAATGGTGGGAAGTTTCAGGTAAGCTCGGACGGCAATGCAACCTGTATTGTTAGAGGCTGGGCGTTGCAGCACTTCTTGCGCAACTAGAGAGCGGGGAAGTATGCATAATCAAAGGTTAAAAGAATATAACGGATGCGCGGAGAGCTTTGTTTTATATAAGGAACTTCGCGAAGACGGGAGCGTGGCTGTTATAAATACCGCGCTCATTGATGGCAAGCTCTATCAGTGGTCGGACGTATTGGCCGACGATTTAAGCATGGCTCAATTCAATAAATGCAGCATTGCTGCCTTTGATCGCGCTAAAGCTGGGTTGGCGAAGGCGACAGCCAGGCAAGGCGGGGAAAGTAATGACTAAGGGGGTCATATGGCTGAGAGCATCACAAAAGGTCAATTGCTAGTTTTTACTGGCGGTGATTATTCTGACTATGAAATAAAAGGCGCTTATGTCGCCGCAAAAATTTTTAACGTAGAAAAGGAGCACCGGAGATTCTTAGAGAGCGAAGATCAAAGCGAACGGAGTTTTGAGGAATTTCTGGTTTTCATAGAGGCGATTAAGGCTGTCCAATGCAAGGAAGTAAATACCGACATATACGACAACAAGCATTCTAAGGCCGCGCCAGTAGTGCTTGATATTAAGGAGTCTTAGTATGCCGGGCGGAAGACCTACAAAATACGAGCCAGAAATGTGCGATGTAGTATTAGAGCTAATGAAAGATGGTGCTTCTAAATACGAGGTAGCCGCAGAGCTTGATATCCATATTGATACTCTTTGTGAGTGGCAAAAGCCTGAAGTTAATCCAGAGTTTTCCGAAGCCATAAAGCGCGGAGAGGCTTTGTCAAGGGCTTGGTGGGAAAGAAAAGGCAGGAAGAATCTCGAGAACAAGGACTTTAGTTACACCGGCTGGTATATGAACATGAAGAACCGGCATGGGTGGTCTGATAAGCAGGAGACGATTGACCATAGTGATAAGCCTGACGATATAGACAGCAACTGGAAGGTAGAGTTTGTAAATGCCACACCTGAAAGTAAATCGTAAGCTAGAGAAGTTCTTAACGACTCGCAAACAGATCAAAGTCGCTATCGGTGGTCGATCTTCAGGCAAGTCTATTGGCTTTGGTGACATGCTCACTATGAAGATGGCCACAGAGGCCGCTGATATATATTGCTTGCGAGAGTTTCAGGACTCTATTGCTGACTCTGTGCACCGGGTGTTTATAGGCTCGATACAGGAGCGACTTAAGCTAGAGGGTTGGTCAGTCACTAATGACCGGGTACAGGCTCCTAACGGGGCTGTAACCAAGTATAAAGGGGCCGCACGCAACCCGGACTCTATCCAGTCTGCTCAGGGCTACAAGTACAGCTGGTTCGAAGAAGCCCACACGATGAGTCAGGCAAGTATTGATAAGCTGCTGCCTACTATCCTGCGTAACCCTGGGGCTGAGTGCTGGTTTGGTGCTAACCCCCAGTCATCAGCGGACCCGTTTTCCCAGCGTTTTATTGTTCCGTATCAGAAATACTTAGACCGAGACGGAATCTATGAGGATGATCTTCATCTGATCATAGTTATTAACTGGCGAGACAACCCCTGGCATAGCGAAGAATCTGAAAAGCTTCGTGTATGGGACAAAGAGAACTTGCCGCGGGCTAAGTATGACTGGATCTGGGAAGGCAAGTACAACGACGAGGTTGACGGGTCAATCATCAAGGCTGAATGGTTTGATGCCTGCATTGATGCTCACCTTAAGCCAAACCTGAAGGCGCTATTTAAGCCAAGGGGGGCAGTAGTAGCTGCGCATGATCCATCCGACTCCGGTAATGACTCAGCCGGCTTTGCTATTCGACACGGATCAATTATTGAATGCGTGAAGGAAAAGGATGAAGGCGAGATAGATGATAAATGCGACTGGGCATGTGACTTGTCTCATAAGCAGCGCGTTGATTGGTTCTTGTGGGACGGTGACGGCATGGGTACCGGCTTAAAGCGGCAGATAGCTGACGCCTTTGAAGGAACGCGGGTTAAGTGGCATATGTTCAAGGGGTCGCACTCTGGTAGCGGGCAGGATAATGCGGACGATATTTACCTGAAAGAAAGGAATGTTCCAGGCGAAGATCAGCTAACATATGCAGAGACGTTTAAGAATAACCGGTCACAGTACTATACTGACTTAGCGGATCGCTGCTATAACACTTATCGGGTGGTCGTTAAGGGCGAGTATTGCGACGTTGATGAGATGATTAGCTTTAGCTCTGAGGGCATAGAGAACATGGCGGCGCTACGGTCTGAGTTGTGCCGTATACCCACTAAGCCGAATCCGGGCGGCTTGATTCAAATTATGAGCAAGCAGGATATGGCTAAGCTACAGATATCATCGCCTAACATGGGCGACTCTGTAATGATGACCATGTGGAAGCCTAAGGTTAAACAGCGGACGCAAGAGAGACGATTTGTTCAGCACTCGGAGGAGCAATATGACCCGTTCAGCCTTTAAAAAAATTGGAATGTGCGCGCTTTACTTTGCAGCCTATGCGTTCGGCGCGTTTGGAATGTGGCTATTATTCAACTGGTAAGGGGCTGGTATGATTAGAGAGCTTAATGGTAACGATATCCCGGCGATTCTTGAAATGGGGTATGATATGTACAGCAATTCTAGCTACGCGGTGACTGAGTGGTGCCCGGCAAAGGTTGCGCAGCTGTGTGTTAACCTAATTCAACAGCCGCACATGCAGGCTTGGGTGTCTGAGGTGAATGGCAAGGTTGTAGGTATGTTCTTTGGTATGATTCAGGAACATTACTTTGGGCCAACACTTAAGTCCTTTGACTTGCTTTTGTATGTCCGTCCCGAGAATCGAGGCGGAAGCCATGCATTTAAGCTGGTTAAGACATTTATTGACTGGTCTATCTGCTGCGGTGTGCGAGAGGATCAGATTTCCGTTGGCGTTACCACTGGCGATTCCGGTGATAGCGCTGTAGAACTATACAAGCGCATGGGCTTTGTTGAGTCAGGCGTAATACTAAACAAAGGGTAATATTATGTGCGGTGGAGATAGAGGTGGTTCAGCTGGCGGGCGCTCCGCTGCTGTAGGCAGGCTAGAGGCGCAGGACAAGGCTGCTAAAGCCGGCCCAGGCGATCCAACGGGTGAGTTTGGCGAGACCCGTGAAGCAGGGAAGACGGCCGCAAAAACTTTAGGTAAGGTTACCGGCCCTTTAGGGGGGGTGTTTGGTGCTCTCGCTGGTGCTCTTGCTGACTTGGATACCAATCCGGGCGGCCCTGGCGTGGGCCTTGACGACCCATCTAGGGGCGGTCGCGGAGTCATTCGGGCCAAGGGTATCTTGAGTGCTGGTGATACGGCCACTACTTCAGCTGCCACTACTGCTGCGGTAGATCCTGCTACAGCAGCAGCAGAAGATACAAGGCGCGCGGCTTCTAGTGGGCGGCGCAGCACTATACTGGCGGGCAGATCTATTGCCAAAGAGCAACGAAAAACATTATTAGGGCAGTGATATGGCTGTTGATGCTGAACAGATAGTAAAGCGATATGAAAAGCTGAAGTCTGACCGAGGGACGTGGGATAGCCATTGGCGCGAAGTTGCCGAGCTTGTTTACCCTCGCCGCGATGACTTTGATACCAAGCGCTCTCCTGGTGAAAAGCGCATGACCAAGGTGTTTAATTCGACACCGATCCAGGCTAATGAGCTGCTAGCCTCTGGTCTTGTTTCGCTAAACGTCAACCCGGCCACTACTTGGTTTAAGGCTAACACAGAGGGCATGGATGAAGAGGCTAAGCGCTGGCTTGATAATGCCTCTGATATCATGCTTGAAGAGATTAACGCGCCTGCCAGCAACTTCTACACTTCGTCATATGAGTACTTCTTAGAGTTCGGCGCATTTGGTACAGCTGGGGTATTCATTGATGAGAATGAAAGCAAGGCCGGGCTGTCTTTTCAATCCCGCTCGTTATCTGAAATTGTTATAGCTGAAAACCCGGACGGGCAGGTTGATACTGTTTACCGCCGCTTTGAATGGACGGCTAAGCAGATAGAGCAGCGGTGGCCGGATCACAATAGTAAGACTGTTGCTGATTTAATTAAGGCTGACAAGTTTAATGAGAAGCTGTTTATTATTCACTGCATCCAGCCTCGAAAGGATGTGAAGGAAGGCAAGCGCAATTTTGAAGGGATGCCGATAGAGTCTGTTTACGTTCTTCAGCAGGATAAGGCCGTGCTTGAGGAAGGCGGATTTCAGGAAATGCCATTACCTGTAGGTCGATTCTATAAATCTCCAATGGAAACATATGGTCGGTCACCGGCTATGACGGCGCTTCCTGATATTAAGATGCTTAATGAGGTGATGAAAACCACCATCAAGGCGGCTCAAAAGTCTGTAGATCCGCCTCTAGTTGTGACTAACGACGGCTTTATGAATCCGCTGCGAACAGTCCCCGGCGGTGTTAACGTGTTTGATGGAAGTGACGCTGCTGGAGCTGTCGGCCAATTGCCATCTGCTAACCCTGGTATTGGTTTAGACTTTGTGCAGTTCCTTGAGGACAAGATTCGATCCATCTTCTTTGTTGATCAGCTTCAGTTGGCTGGTGGTCCGCAAATGACTGCCACTGAAGTATTGCAGCGCACAGAGGAAAAGCTGCGCCTAATGGGTCCGGTGCTTGGTCGTGTGCAGTCTGAATACTTGGGGCCTGTGCTAGACAGGGTATTTGGTATCTTGCTGCGTCAAGGTCGCTTCGGCCAGCCGCCAGAATCCATCCCTGAAAAGTTTGAGTTTGAATTTACAGGCTCAGTTGCACAGGCCCAGCAGCAGCAGGAAGCGGCAGGGTTTTTAAGGGCGGTTGAATCTGTCTCACCTATGCTACAATTACAGCCTGAACTGCTAACTGACAACGTTAATGGCGACGTGCTTGTTCGTGATACCTTACAAATGTTTGGTGTAGGCATGGATAAGTTGTCTGAAGAGAAAGGCAGAGATGTGCAGCGCCAGCAAAGGCAGCAGATTCAGCAGTTACAAACAGCCTTAGCGGCGGCTCAGCAGGCCGGTGAAGCGGGGCAAGCAATCAACCAAGCCACTGAAGGGGGTGGTTAATCATGAAAGCAATTATTCAAGCTCAGATTCATTGCGGCGAATGCGGCAGCCTTATGCAGTATCACAAAGAAAACACTATGGTTCGCTGTAATCAGCTAAAATGCTCAGAACGTCATGTAGAGTATTTAGCGCCGACTATCGAGCTGGCTAAGCCGGTTGAAGAAAAGCCAAAGAAGGCGGCTCGAAATGCCAAATAAAACAGCAGAGCAGCAGCTGCATATCGACTATAAACAAGTGTTTGGCACTGAGCAGGGTCAGCGAGTGCTAGAGGATATTCTTGCTTACTGTCATGTGCTTGAGCCGCTGACCGGCTCTATTGAGACTAACGCCGTGCTGATCCGTGAGGGTCGGCGCGACGCCGGCATGACCATCCTCCAGAAATTAAACTGGAATGAAAAAAACTTCATTGAAACAGCAGAAGGGGCTAAGCAATGAACCGATTTAAATTTGTATTGATGAACGATGAACCAGGCGAAGCGGGCGGCGGCGCGCCAGTTGCAGAGGCTCCAGCCGAGGGTGGCAACTGGTATGACTCTCTGCCGCAAGAGATGCGCGAAGACCAGAATATTACCAAGTTTGATTCTGTCGAAACTATGGCTAAGTCCTGGCAGAACGCCCAGCGTTTAATCGGTGCTGACAAGATTCCAATGCCGCAGACTGATGATGATTGGTCAAACACATATGCTCGCCTTGGCCGTCCTGAAGAAGCGGCAGCCTATGAGATTTCAGCTCCGGAAGGCTTCGAAATTGATGAGCAAGCCCAGGGTGCGTTTAAGGATATTGCGCATAGCGTCGGCCTTAATCAGCAGCAAATGTCGAAGTTAACCGACTGGTACTTCTCTGATCAGCAAGCACGGGGTGAGGCTCAGGCCGGAGCAACTGAGGCGGCCACTAACGAGCAGATTGCAGCGCTTAAAGCTGAGTGGGGCAATGCGTTTGAGCAGAATGTGCAGATCGCTAACCGGGCTGTAACTGAGTTTGCCAGCGAGGCAGATGTTAAGTTCCTGCAAGAGAATACAGTCAATGGCGTTAAGCTGGCAGACCATCCTGTATTGGCTCGCATGTTTGGTAATATCGGCAAGTCTATGATGGAAAGCGGTAAGCTTGAGGGTGTAGGCTCTGAGCAAGCTAAGACGCCGCAAGAGATTGAAGACGAGCGCAATAGCTTAATGGCTCATCCTGCGTATATGGATAAACGCCACCCCGAGCACCAGCAAATTATGCGCCGTGTGCAGGACTCATTTAAGCTGCAGTACGGTTGAACCTTTCTGAGATAGCGCTATACTGTCAATCAGTGGTTGGGGGCTTCATGCTGTCGCCCTTAGCCACTACCCTCCGACAACCCTTTCAGGGCCGGAACCTTTTGCTGATACATCTAGTGATAAGGGACCGGAAACGACAACCCCGCAAGCTAGACAAAACTTAACTTTTGTTTAATAAGGGGCTTGTTATGAGCTTTGAAATTACCACGGCGTTTGTAAACCAATTCGGTGCAAACATCGACCTGCTGTCACAGCAGAAAGATTGCCGCTTCATGAATAAATTGCGGATGGAATCACAAACCGGTGAGACTGGTTTTTATGAGCAGGTTGGTGCTACTGCAGCAATCGAGCGTACCTCTCGCCACTCCGATACTCCACGCGTTGACACTCCACACGCTCGCCGTGCAGTCACTATGTCCACCTTTGAGTGGGCTGACCTGATTGACCAGGCGGATAAGGTGCGGATGCTGATCGACCCAACCTCTACCTATGCCAGGTCTGCCATGATGGCAATGAACCGTAGCCGTGATGATATTATCATTGAAGCGGCTCTGGGTACTGCGCGTACCGGCAAGAAAGGTACAACTAACGTTGTTCTGCCTTCTAGTCAAAAGGTTCCTGTTGGCGGTACCGGCCTGACCATTGATAAGCTGCGTTCTGCGGCTGAGATCCTGAACGGCAATGATGTAGACCCTGATATCCGTCGCTATATGGCAATCACGTCTAAGCAGCTGACAGACTTGCTGGAATCTACCGAAATCACCAGTTCAGATTTCAACACCGTGAAAGCACTGGTTGAAGGCAAGATTAACGAATACATGGGCTTCATGTTTGTTCGTACTGAGCGACTGACTACCGACGGTAGCGGTGACCGTCAGGTTATTGCATGGGCTGAAGACGGCCTGTTGCTGGCTCAGGGCACTAACAATATTACACGAGTTACTGAGCGGCCTGATAAGTCTTACTCTGTGCAGGTATTCCGTTCCGAAGACTTCGGCGCAACCCGCATGGAAGAAGACAAAGTTGTTGAAATCGCTTGTTCTGAAGCTTAATAGGAGGTCATAAAGATGGCTATTGTAAACTTGAACGGCTCACTGATTATGACCGGCCTTGCGGCAGATCCCGTTGAGCTAGGCGGCCCTGGCATCGGTGACGGCGCTGTACGCTCATGGGTGGAAACAGTGGAGGTCGGTGCGGCTGACTCTGCAACCTCCACATACCTGATGGCTCGTTTGCCATCTAATGCGCGTATCTTAGGTGCGTCTAAGCTTTATACAGATGATCTGGCATCGGCTGGCGCTCCAACTCTGGATATCGGTGTGTTCAACCGCACCGGCAAGACAAATATCACTGACGACCCGGACGCGCTGAATGATGGCATTGACGCTGCAACAGTGACTGACACTGCTGTAATCAAGGATATTGCCAACTACGGCAAGCGTCTATGGGAGCATGTCAACGGCCAGACAGAAGACCCTAAAGCGGATCTTGATATCAAGATTACGCTGGCGGATGCTGATGTTAACGTTGGCGGAACGATGACAATCGAGCTGTTTTACACTCTCGATTAACAGAACCCTGCGGCCCCTTACCGCTGGTTAGCCTTCGGGCGGGAGGGGCTTCGGCCCCTTTTTTAATGGGTGATAAATGGCCTCTACAGTAGACATATGTAACAAGGCGCTGATCAAGATTGGTGAAGACACGATTATCGATCTCACTGAGAACTCAAAAGCCGCCAGGTTATGCAATCAAATCTATGCTGACTTGCGCGATACGATGCTTAGAGAGCATCCGTGGAATTTTGCGATAAAGCGCGCTCAGCTTGCCCGGTTAACCACTGATCCAATCTTTGAATTTGATGCGCAGTTTCAGCTTCCTTCTGACTGCTTGAAGGTTTTGCGCACTGATGACGACCTTTCGCCGTATCGCATCGAGGGTAAATCCCTGCTGGTTAACTCCGACTCAGTGAAGATTGAGTATATTTCCCGCGTTGAAGATACAACCATGTTTGATTCTCTGTTTGTCGAGGCGCTTTCGGATCGCATTGGTGCGTATTTAGCTTACAATCTTGCCGATAACACTCAGCTAGTCCAGATCATGGAGCAGAAGGCCTTGAGCCGTATCAGGCAGGCACGCTCAATGGATGGGCAGGAAGGTGTGCCGCGCAGCGTTGAAGCTGACCAGTGGCTTAATACGAGGCTATAAGTATGCCAAGAGCTGCAGCAATACAAACAAACTTTACGGCCGGTGAGTTGTCTCCTCGATTAGAGGGGCGAGTGGATATATCGAAGTATTACAACGGTGTTCGCACGTTAAAGGATATGATTATTCATACCCACGGTGGCGCAACCCGGCGCGGCGGTACTCTGCATATATCAAACGCCAAGACGAATGATAAAAAGATTCGCTTAATCCCTTTTCAGTTCTCTGTTGAGCAGGCGTATATGCTTGAGTTTGGCGAGAACTATATTCGGTTTTATCGTGACCGGGCGCTGATTGGTGGTGGCGGCTTCTCCAATGGGTTTTCTAATGGCTTTTCTCAGGTAGCTAATGCCGTTGAGCTGGCAACTACATATCTTGAATCTGAATTATTCGAAATTCAGTTCATACAATCCGCCGACATTCTTTACATCGTGCACCCTAATCATCCGCCAGCAAAGCTATCCCGCACTGCTGTTGATTCGTTCAGCTTGGATGATGAGGAGTTTGTAAACGGCCCCTGGCTTGATGAGAACACCACAGATACGACTTTAAACCCTAGCGGGACGACGGGCACAATAACCATCACCGCATCGGCTGACGTATTTGTTTCTACTGACGTGGGCCGACTAGTTCGTATTGACGAGGGCGCAGACTTTGGATATGCGGAAATAACCGTTTTCGGATCAGCCACTTCAGTGACCGCGCTTGTAAAGGATGATTTTGTGTCTGTGGGTGCCGAGAAAACTTGGCGGCTAGGTGCGTTTAGCGAGACCACTGGATACCCAGCAACGGCGGCATTCTATGAAGACCGGATTTGTTACGCCGGAACTCCATTAGACCCGCAAACAATATGGGGGTCTCAGTCAGGGATATATAACGACTTCAGTATAGGTGTAGAGGCGTCAGATTCGTTTATTTACACGATTGCTTCGGATCAGGTAAACGCTATTCGCTGGCTGTCGCCTGGTAAGTCATTAACTATCGGGACTGTTGGCGGAGAGTTCTTAATGTCTGCATCAACCCGGGATGAGGCTATTACGCCGACAAACGTTAAGATTGTGCGCCAGTCTGAGTACGGTGGCGCATATGTGCAGCCTGTTAGATCCAATGGTGTCGTGCTATTCCTTCAACGTACTGGCCGAAAGCTAAGACAGTTTATCTACCAGTTCGAATCTGACACGTATATAGCCCCTGATTTAACCCTGCTATCTGAGCATATTACCGGGAAAGGTATTGTTGAGATGGATTATCAGAGAGAGCCTGACTCCATTGTGTGGATGGTTCGCGAGGACGGCGCATTGATTGGCGTCACCTTTGAGCGAGATCAGGAGGTTATTGGCTGGCATCGACATACGCTTGGTGGTGTAAGTGATGCACAGGGCGCAACGGCGCAGGTAGAAAGCGTCGGTGTAATTCCTGGCAGCGACAGAGATGAGGTGTGGCTATCTGTTAAACGCTTCGTTGATGGCGGTGTGCAGAGGCAGATAGAGATAATCGAGAAGGGCCGCGACAATATAAACCCTGTTGACGGCGATGACTACTTTGTGGACTCTGGCGTTTTTTATTCTGGCCCTGCAGAAACTTTTGTTAGTGGGCTGGCTCACCTTGAAGGCGAGACTGTTCAAATACTTGCGGACGGGGCTGTGCTGCCGGATCAGGTTGTTAATAATGGGTCTGTAACACTAACTACTCCGGCGTCAAAAATAAGCGTCGGTCTTGGTTATGTGTCTGATTTGGAGACGATGAGGATAGAGGCGGGGTCGGCTAACGGAACGGCGCAGGGGAAGATAAAGCGCATCAGCGATATATCCATCCGCTTCTTTGACACATTGGGGGCGCAGGTTGGGCCGAATGCCGATAAGCTTGATATAATACCTTTCAGAACCTCTGCGGATGAAATGAACCAAGCACCGCCCCGGTTCACTGGTGACAAAAAGATTGCCTTTAATTCAGGATATGAAACAGAAGGCAGAATATTTATTAGGCAGGATCAGCCGCTACCTATGACGGTTCTGGCGATAATGCCGAAGCTAAGGACGAATGACTGATATGTGTGGTAAGGCAATTGCAGATATATTTTCTAGCGCATCAAGCATTGGCTCTACAGTTGCTAATGTTGCTTCCGTAGCTGCGCCTATCATTCAAGCAGGCGCTCAACTTCAAGCTGGCGATGCGGCTTTAGATGTTGCCAAGCAAGAGTCTGATTTAATCCAGCGTCAGAAAGACTTAGATCTTCAGGCGCTGGATAGAGAAAAACAGCGCACATTGGCGAGGCAGAAAACAGGCTTTGCTAAGTCGGGCGTCCGGCGTACTGGCTCGGTGCTTGAGGTCATGAAACAGACCGCACAAGAGGCCGAAGAGGAGGCGCTAAACATCCAGTTTGGCGCTGCTGCCGGAAGTCAAGCCCGTCTATTTGAAGGCAAACAAGCGCAAAAGGCCGGCCGAGTTGGCGCTGTCGGGACTCTGCTTACTGGTTTTGGGGGTCGATAATGCCGCAAATCCCAACGTTAACTCGTTCATTTCAGGATCGTGCCAGGGGTACGGCTCCAAGTTTGGCGGCTGCTACTGCTGTTAGTCGTGCTGTTGGTCAGGTTGCTGGGCAAGTGGGGCAGGCTGCTAATCAATTTATCAAGCAACAGAAAGACGCAGACGACGCGGCATTTTTAACCGAGTCCACTAATAGATTGCTGCGCGAAGAGTCAGAACGGCTGGCAGATATTGAAACTCGCGGTGCTGATGTTGATCTTGAGAATTTGCAGGCTGATTATCAGTCTCGGGTTGATGAGATTGCGGAGCTTGCCCCAAGCGATGAGGCGCGGCAAGAGTTTTTATCGCAGGCTGATAACGCTTTTAGTCGCAAGTTCTTTCCCGGGTATACACGCCACCAGTCAAACTTAAACGTACAGCGACGGGTTAACTCTGCGCAAAGCGGTTTAGATGATATTCAATCCGAAGTATTAGCCGGACGAACCAGTGTGCCTGAAGCGGTGGCAAGGGCTGAGGCTGCTATTGTTGGCCTTGAAGAGACTGCCGGGGGTGTTGTTGATATCGACAAGCTAAGGACGTCTACCTTTAATCAAATCGTATCCAGCTCATTAGGTGGGCGCATTAAATCTGGTGATTCCGTTTCTGTAATCTCTGAGATTAAGGATGGGAAGTGGGATCAGCTTACAGACGCTAATACGTTGGGCCGGATTATGTCAGCAGCCGAGCTTGATATAAAACAGAGAGGCGCAGCTCAAAAGAAACAATTTGCTTCAGCGCTTGATGATTATGTGGCGTTTCTATCATCAGGCAAGGATAGCGAAGATTTATCAGAGAAGTTTAGTCCGACCAATGTTTCTGCTGTGTTTGGTGAGCAGGGCGGCGCAATAAATGAGCAAATAAAGGATGCTCGCGACTTCGGCAATACTTTAAATGAGATCAAAACAGCCAGCACTAAAGAGCTGGCGGCCATAGTGGAGCGAGAGACGCCTGAAGGCCAAGAGGAGTTTCGTCGCGAGTCCAGGCAGTTAGCTATTCTCGATGGGGCTATCAAAGTTAGAAATAAGGCTATTGCTGAAGATCCTTCGAAGTATGTAATTAATAACAGCGACCTAGCAAAAGATTCATTTAAAAGTCTAACTAATGCGCTTCAGTCCGGTGATCAAGCAGCAATAAATCAGGCTGCACAAGAATTCTCGGCTATACAGAGAACATCTCAAGAGGACTTGGGTGTAAAACCCGCTGGTGTGCAATTACTTCCAAAGGAGTTAGAGAACAACTTTGCTTCAGTGTTGAATGACTTCAGCCAAGGCGGCAAAAATGTGGTGTTACAAATCGATTCCATGAAAACAGCTTTCGGCTCAGAGTGGACAGCGGTTCAGAGGCAGTTACAAAGTAATATTAAAATGGGTGCCGGGCTTCGCGTACTGGCTGGCATGGATTTTGGGCCTGAGGCTGTAAGGCTAAGTGAGGCGTTATCATTACCGCAGAAAACCTATAAAGAGGTTATAGGGGATGATAATTTTAAGGATATAAAGGCCGATACAATAGAGGAGCTTGAAGACTTTCAGAGCACTCTGAGAGGGCAACCAGGAGCTGAGGCGGCTTTTATCCAGCATAAAACAGCCATAGAAACTCTATCAATGAAATACATGGCTGATGGTGTATTTGATGATACTGGCGACGCCATAAATCAAGCAAAGGCTGATGTTTTAGATTCTCGATTTACGTTTAAAGATACTTATAGAGTACCGGCTAAGGTAAATGCTGATAATGTTGAGTTAGGGATAGATAATGCCTTAGATCGAATCAAGGCGGGGGAGTTTAATTTAAGAGTCCCGGAGTCTAGCCAAGTTGTAAACCCTGAAGACAGAGAGGAGGTTTATCTATCTGCGTTGAGGCCTACGCCTATAACAAGCCCTGACGGGGATGGTATTTTGTTTGTTGACCAAAATGGTAATGCTATTTTCGATACAAATAACAACCCTTTCATCATTCCTTGGGCTGAGCTTGCTGTCGATCAGCCTAGCGGGTTCGATATATTCCAGTCCGGGAGCGTCGAACAATGACAATACAGATGGACGCTTACAAGGTTAGCAGAACCCAGGAGCTGGAAGATTTAACGACGGGCCTAGATACATCACTATCAGCGCTCGCGCAACAAATATGGGTTGAAAATCCGTCCAGTTCAGCATTCAGGCAATCAAAATTAGAAGAGGAGCTATTTGGCGGCTTTGTTCCCGGGACAAAAGGCGCTCAGTTTAAGGGGCCGCAAACTGACGTCCTTAGTAAAAAGGACGCTGACAAAAAAGCGAAGGACGCCGGTGTAAGTTTAGATATAGGCGAAGGCGGGATTCCTGATGGCGCTTTGTCTTTGATGATTGATAGGAAACGAGAAGAAATTAAGCGTGATGCATTAATTCAAGCAGCGCCAGAGGGGTTTTGGTCTGGTGCCGCTCAAATAGGCACAGGTTTGGCTGTGTCGCTTGCTGACCCTATTGGCGTCGCATCTGCATTTGTTCCTATTGTTGGGCAGGCCAGGTATGCAAAGTTGGTCGCGGGTGTTTCAACTGCAACAGGCCGCGCCGGGGTTCGTGCTGGCGTTGGGGTTGCTGAAGGTGCTGTTGGTGCTGCGCTAATTGAACCTATAGTTTTGTATGCAGCTGAGGCTGAGCAGGCTGACTACGGGCTCTATGATTCGTTCTTAAACTTGGCTTTTGGTGCTGTTCTGGGTGGGGGCTTGCATGCTGGCTTAGGCGGCATAGGTGACGCAATTGGCAAGTCATCAGCAGCAACTAAAGAGGATTTACTCCGCTCTTCAATTGGTCAGGTAATGGATAATAATCCTATTGATGTTGGTTATGTTGCCAAACTAGATAAAAGTTTCCGTCAAGAATGGCGGTCAAATCAAGTAGCAAGAGCTATTGAGGGTTCTGAGGTTGACGCCAGGGTAGCAGGAGAATTTAACCGGGTAATGGATGAGCTTAGACCGGAGTTGATAGCTAAGGCTAATGGGCTACCTGATGGCGTTTCCTTTAGGGCGGTTCAGGATCTTGAGGCGGGGCGCGTTCCAGATGTTTTTATTGATGACGTTGCGAAAGTCGTTAAATCAAGGATAGAGGATTTTGAAGCACCAGCCCCAATACTTAACCCTAAATCACCAGAAGCCTCTATATCTTCATCATTAGAAGCAAATAAGACGCTGGATGAGTCTATAGAGCCATCACCAGAGTCTATAGATAAGCTAACAGATGATATACTTTTATCACTTGACGAGCAGGATGTGGATACCGCTAGCATCCGGTCAGAGATAGATGAAATTAACCAATCAGCTGAAATAGAGGCTAATGGCCTAAGGGAAGCTGTTGCATGTATGTTGGGGAAATAAATGCCAGCCGCTAACTGTATAAAAAGAATAGAAGATGCAATGCAGGGTGCGCCACTTGCTGACCAAGTACGCATGGCTGAGGAGGCTGATCGAATTGTAAAGGATTCTGTCGGGCTTTCTGAAGATCAGATATTTGCCAAGCTAGAGCAAAGCATTCTCGATCAAACTATTGCAAAAAAAATAGAGGCAAGAAACACGGCTTTAAATTCTGTCGCCCGACGGCAGATAGATCAGTTTGTTAGCGGCTTTGAGGGTGACCCAGCTTTAGGGTTTGAGGCTCTTCTTGTGGGGATTAACGATGTAAAGATGGGGTCGCGAAGATCTGTTGCTAATATGCAAGCCTCTTTGCAAGAATCTTATATGGCTGGAATGGTCGCTGATATAGAGGATATAGGCCGCACCGCGTTTGATGCGTTTACATCTGGTGATCTTGATTTAGATATAGCTCGCGCACTCTGGAAGATAGACAATGGCGATGACTTTAGCGGTATTACTGCAGATGCAGTCGGTGTCGCGAAGGTTTTGCACAAGTGGCAAGAGAAGGCCCGTATTGATGCAAATGAAGCTGGCGCATATATTAAAAAGCTTCCTGGTTACATTACCCGCCAATCTCATGATATGGATAAAATCAGGAATGCAGGATTTGCTGAATGGCGGAGAACAATAGAGCCGCTTTTGGATGAGCGAACATTTGAAGGAGTTGAAGACAGGGAGGCGTTTCTGGATAGCGCATTTCAGGGTCTATCAACTGGCATTCATTTTGGGGCTGGTTCTGTGCCTGGATTAAAGGGAACGAAGAATATAGCCAAGGCAGCAAGTCAAGAGAGGGTGCTTCATTTCAGGCAGGCTGATGGGTGGTTTCAATACAATGAAAGATTTGGCAGGGGCGGTCTTGTTGATACTGTTATGCAGGGAATGAGAATGTCAGGCCAGAATACCGGCCTACTTAAGGTTTTAGGTCCTAACGCTGAAGGAAATTATGATCTTGCTGTTGAATCCATCCTTAAGGATTTAAGAAAGACCGACCCATCTGGTGCAGTCAGTCTTGCCAATGCTCAGAAAGGAAGGCTGGATAACTTTGTTAAACAAGTGACCGGCGCAAGCAATATCCCAGGCAGCGCAATGGGCGCTCAGATTGGTCAAGTAGTTAGGGCGTATGAGTCGCTAACTAAGCTTGGTGGAGCTGTCATATCATCTATTGCTGATGTCCCTGTAGGTGCATCAGAAATGAGGTATCAAGGCAAAGGTTTTCTTGATGCGTATGGCTCAGCGCTAAAAAATGGTGCGGGTGCTATCGGCGATATGGGCAAATCAATAGCTAACAGAAGGCTTACGGTTAGAAATAAACAGTCTCGCCGCGTACTTGCTGAGCTTGGTGTTAGCCTTGATGCTACGACAGGACTATTTACATCAAGGTTTGACCCGCAAGGGGAAGCAATCCCAGGGCGAGTATCTAACGCTATGAGGACGTTTTTTAGGCTTAACGGATTAACCTTATGGACGGATTCAATGCGCGCCGGTTCAATGATAGGTATGGCGCAGCATGTTGGCGATTTGTCGGCCATGTCGTTTGGTAGGATACCTAAGGGCTTGCAAGATACTCTTACCTTGTTTGGTATTGGTCGCGCTGAGTGGGATTTAATACGATCGGTAGGAGCTAAAGAGTTTGACGGTGTGGATGGCAAATATTTAACGCCTGAGATGCTTGATGGGATTGATGATGGTTTACTATCGAATCATCTTGAATCTATCAGCGTAAAGCCTACAGAATTCCAGATTAAAAAACTTAAAACAGATTTGAAAGATTCCCTTAGGGGATATTATGTCGATCGCTCACAATTTGCTGTAATTGAGCCTGACGCGAAGACACGTTCTATTATGCTTCGAGACTCCCAGCCGGGGACTGTTGCGGGCGAGTTGCTTAGACATTTGACGCAGTTTAAGGCGTTTCCCTTTGCTATTGTTCAAAAGGTATGGGGTCGTGAAATAAGGGGGCGTGAGGGTCGAGGCTCATCCGTTGCGGGAATGGCTGAGTTTATGACGGCCTCTATGATTTTTGGCTACTTGGCCATGAGCGCGAAAGACATTGCTAAGAATAGAGAGCCTAGAGACCCGGCAGACCCTAAGACAGCAGTGGCGGCATTTCTCCAAGGGGGCGCGGCAGGGATATACGGGGACTTCCTGTTCGGCGATGTTAAAAACAGATTTGGGGGCGGGTTGGTTTCTACTTTAGCCGGTCCTACAGCGGGTACTCTGGATAGGATTGCCACTATCTACGGAAAGGCGCGAGACGGCGAAGACGCTGGTATTGATTTGTTTAGGCTTGCATATCAGACTGCGCCAGCCGCTGCCTCGGTTGCATACCCTCCCGCCTCAGTAATAAATGCTGTCTATGTAAAAGCTACGTTAGACCACTTAATATATTACAATGTAATGGAGTCTCTTAGCCCAGGATATAAGCGAAGAATGGAACGGCGATTAAAGAAAGAAAACGACCAAGAGGTTTTGATTAAATGACAGTATCATCAGAAACACGCCGGGCTGATTATCTCGGAGATGGGGCGACAACTGATTTCGCTACCGAATTTAGATTCCTGCAGAATCAGGATTTAAAAGTAATCGTGACGGTAACGGCCACCGGAGCTGAATCAGAGAAGGTTTTGAACACTGACTACACTGTAACCGGGGCCGGACTGGATGCCGGCGGCACTGTGGCAATGATTGTTGCACCATCGACCGGCGAAAAGATTTCTATTCTGCGGAACGTGTCGATAACTCAGGAAACTGATTATGTTGAGAACGACCCGTTTCCGGCCGAATCTCATGAGCGTGCCCTTGATAAGCTGACAATGATTGTCCAGCAGCAGCAGGACGACATAGATCGGTCACTTAAGCTGCAGGAGTCTGAAGTATCTTCAGGGTTGACAGTGCCGTCCCCGGATGAAGGAAAGTTTTTACAATGGGACGCTGATGGCAACCTAAAGAACACCGATATTGCAGGCCAGGGCAGCATAGCTATCACTGATTTTGGTAGAGATCTGGTAGTTACTACTGACGCCTCGGAAGCTAGAACGCTTTTAGATGTGAATTCTACTGAGGAAATCCTATCAGCCACAGATCCTTTTTCTATCGCCACGGGATCGGTTGATGCTTTAATTGTTGACTATACACCAGACCTTGATACAACAATTGATGGGCGACAGTTTAGGGTGAGAACTCTTGGGCCTAATACAGCTACCTCCCCTACGATTCAGATAGATGGAGCGTCCGCCAAGACAATAACAAAAAACGGCGGCCTGCCATTGCAGGCGGGGAACATGCCAATTGAGGCAGTATTCCGACGAAATACGATTAATGACCGAGTAGAGCTATTAAACCCTGTACAGGTCAAAGAGTCTTTTAAATCTTCTGAGCAGACCATTACATCGGGTGGTCTTTTAACGCTAAATCATGGCTTAAGTGGTGAACCTGCTCAGGTTATGGTTAGCATTATTTGTAAAACAGCAGACCAAAATTATTCTGTTGGCGATGTTCTTATTATGCCTCTGGGGCAAACCGCAGCAACAGACCAAGATAACCGGGGTTTGTCCGTGCGAAAAACAGGAACTCAGATAATTATTAGATACGGTTCAGATTCTGAGGCATTGAATATATTAAGAGCTAATGACGGATTGCAAGCATCTATTGTTAATACAAGATGGAGACTTATTGTGGAGGCATCGCTTTGAAATACTTAATTGATGGAAATGGCGTGTATTTAGGGGCGTATGACGATTCCGCCGCCCCGGCTGGGTATATTGAGGTAGATAACCCGCCTGATGACGCGAAGCAGATTTACATCAACGGTGCGTGGGTTCTACCACTATCGTTATGCGAGGAAAAAATAGCATTTCTGTACAAAGACGCTATGCATACTCTGCAAAACGGATACAGCCAGGAAGAAATAAACACGTTCCCGGTAAAGGGTGAAGCGGCAAAAGCCTATATCGCAGGCAATGCAGACGATGAGCAAAAATATCTTTTAGCCAAGATCGTTGAGGTAGTTAACGGTAGCTCCCCGCTAACACTGGCCCAGATATCCGCAGAGGTCGCCACCATAGATGCTGCTGGTTGGGCCAAGGTGCAAGCCAAGGCTGACAGCATTATGAACAACAAGCTTACTTTTGAGTTCTATCTCAGCAAGATTGAGCAGCGATGCAGTCACGCTAAGGGCTTGCTGGTGGATGACGAAGACAACACAGGCGTGATTAACGCGCTTACCGCAGAACTACAGGCGGTTAAGGCGAGCATTAAGGGGGCGTAATGTACAAGCTAGGTAAGCGAAGCCTTGACAGACTAGAGGGCATAAATGGCGACTTGGCTCGAGTAGTTAAGCGTGCTATTCAAATCACTGAAATAGATTTCACCGTGCTTGAGGGTATGCGTAGCGAGGAGCGTCAGCGGGAGCTTGTGGCTAAGGGCGCGTCGCAGACCATGAAAAGCCTTCACCTTATTGGGGAGGCGGTTGATATAGCTCCCTATATAGACGGTCGTATTAGCTGGGACTGGCCGCCATACTATGAGCTTGCCCGTGCAATGAAGCAGGCTGCTGAAGAGCTGGGCGTTACCATTACCTGGGGCGGCGACTGGGAGACTTTTAAGGACGGCCCTCACTTTCAGATAGAGGTGTGATATGTGGCAGATACTTGGCAAGATCTTTGGCTCCGGAGATGTAGTTAGCAAAGGAATTGACCTTATAGATGAGTTCCACACATCAGATGTGGAGCTAATCGAGGCTGACGCAGCCGCTAAGAAGAGTTTGATTGAAACGAAGACTCGCGCCAAGGCTGATTTAATTACGGCTTACGCGCCGTTTAAACTAGCTCAGCGGGTCATAGCATTTTCATTCACTGGGGTTTACCTTCTGTGCTTTCTGGCTATCCTTGGATCTATATTCGCTGGATATCTGGACGAGAAGCAGGTAGAAGGAATCAAAGAGCTTATGGCCGAATTTAATGTAGGCTGGATAATGATGGCGATCATCTCGTTCTACTTCGGAGGCGGATTTATAGAAAGCGTTAAGCCCAAGAAATAGCAAGCAATAAAAAACCCGGTGGGGATTGTTCCGGGTTTTTGGTCTATGGCGATAGATTTGAGTCACTTTGTGGATCTAATACTATCCCTTATTGCTGGTTTCGTCTAGCCGCTATTCTTAAGCTCCTGCAGCTGCTTCTGCATTTCGAAAAACTCTTGAGCCGGCACAGATACGTAAAGCTGCTCGTTTCGTTTTTTCATCAGGTACTTGGCTCCATCCATTGGAACCACGCCCATATCTCCGGCTTTGATAGTGGTGAATCCTTCCACTGCTGGCGTACGAATCTTATTCCGGCTGATAAAGTTGTGCATTGTTTTGTAGGTGACTTCCCACTTTTTTGCCAGTGCCGCCACACTAAATCCGTTAAACACGTATAGCTCTCGGATCAGCTCTAAATCACCTTTATCTATTGTTGCGCTTAATTCCATAATATTTATCTCCTTTGCTGATCAAAACGGGATACCGTCGTCGAAATCATCCATACCCGGTGCAGACTGCGGTGCCGGTGCCTGCTGTTGAGGCGGTTGCTGATACTGCTGTTGCGGTGCTTGTTGCTGCGGAGCCTGTTGCGGCTGATCAGAGCTGTGGACAAACGTTAGCTTTGCATCTTGGATCTGAAGGCGAGGCTGATAATTAGAATCGGTCTGAGGCTCAATAATCAGTCCTGTGCCGGTGACACTAACAACCGCCCCAGCCACCAGCTTAGCTGAATAGAACTGAACCTGATTTTCCTTAGCAAACAGAGCCGCTTCGTAGTTTGTGTATTCAGACTGTTTAGTCCGGAAGTTGTAGTTCTTCTCTCCCAGCGATACAAAGAAAGTAACGCCGGATTGATTAGGATGCTGACGCGCATCTTTGTTTAGCTTGGATGTTACTGTGTGTGTCATCTATCTATCCCCTGTGTGTTATTTGATACGTAACGATGTTTTTGTTTTTTCCATCCGACAGCCAGGCACGTGTTCGCCAGCCTTGAGCTTCTTCAGAATCTCAGCTTTGTTTGGCTTCTGAACAACAGACACCTCAATCATCTCATCTGGAACATCCGCTTCACTATCTACAACAGCAATATCCCTGCCATTTGCTAATGTGATTGAGAACAACGGACACTTAATGCTAGTTATTCCTGTGGCTTCCATATTGGTGCGCAGGTATTCGCGCAATGAATCTTTTTTGTTGTTGATTGCTTTCTTTCTTGCCTGAAGCCGGTCGATCTCTGCATCAATCTCTGAAGTGTCAGATTCCATGTTATTTACAACCTGAATGAGAGAAACGGCCTTTTCGTTAAACTGGCCCTCCAATCCTTCGAAAGTATCTTTAAGGTCTTCATCGGTCATTTCGCCATCGGACACCAACTCCTGAAGCTCCCTGTGCTGCTCTGACACTTTATACAGTTGAGTCATTGGTACTCACCTCCTGTGACTCTAAACGCTCCTTGTGCTTATCCTTGGCGCGCTCAATGTGAAGGATTGCAGTATCGTACCCTCGAGCCTTGGCCTTTCTGATTCGCGATTTGTGTGCTGCCTGAAGCTCTTGCATTGTTGATGCGTTAGCAAACGACTCGTACATTTCCTGCATCCAATCGTTGTACTCCTGCTCCTCACGTTCCTTTTTATCAAGAGCTGATTCAGCGCTCTTTACGCTGGCTGTCTTAGCTGCTTCTTGAAGATACTCGTTATCATCAAACTGACCCATAAATACATCAGCCCCAAACCCAAGCTTTGATAGCGCTTTGCTCATGGTGTTTGTTTCTGCTTTCTTGGCAAAGTCTGGATCAATGCGAGATCCTTGCTTAACAGGCCATGCGTTATTGATTGGAAATTCGCTACGGTCACCACCAGTAACATAAAAGAAAATAGCCTTTACAATTACAAGCCCAAGCGGCTCAATCTGCGACATATCAAGATCGCATGAAGCAAAACCCCAGCCCTTGCCATACGGGCCAAACACCTCGGTAGCCTGTTGAATCTGATACTGTGGAACAATTGCGGTGTATCCGCCGCGCTGATTAACTGTTTTTGTTTGATTTGGATCGGTAGTACAAACCTGATCCCAGATAGCCATGTTGCTCATCGCGCTTTCTCCCGCTCGTACTCAACAATATCGTCAAAGCGATCCTCTACAATTCCGCCAAGCACATCATTAATTTTGTCGAACAATACAGTACGGTTGCCGTTTGCAGCATCGCATACCATCTCAGACATTTTTTCGTACTCTTCACCGCTTGGGTCGTCGCAGGCATCATCTAAGATTTTATGGAGAGCATCTGTCATCCATATGCGCTTTTTCCCAAGCTTGGTTATGCCGGGAATTCCGGTCTGATAATAGACGGGTTCGCCTGCAATGATGCGGCTAACTAAAATCTGGATTTTTTCATCTTTTAAGTCTTGAGTGCTCATATCTCATCTCCTGTTAATTTGAACTAATTATGAGTCATGCGTATGTATAATGCAACAACTATCCCGTGCGATTTGCAATTTCAATCAACACCAGGAAGGCGATGATTGATACACCGCCAGCTGCAACCATCCCAATAGCTACGCCTATTTCCCTTGCTCGCCGCATGGCTCATCCCCTACTAGTGACTCATAAGCCCGGCGTTTAGCGTCTGGGGCCTGTTCTTCGCCAGCCCTGGCACCAGCATACGTCATACGGTTTACTGCATCTTCTGCTGTGGCATCTACCCATGCCGCCAGCGCTTCGAATTGTTCGAGTGTTAGTTTCATATTCATTACCTCAGTAAGGCCCGGGGCCGGGTGTTAGTAGCATCCAGATGAATCAGTAATTAGTGAGTTTATTTTATGGTAGTGCTCCATTTCTTTAGACCTAAGGCAGTAAAAGCAATCAACTGAATCCATATTTTCAGTAACCTGCTTCCTTACGTAACCGCAGGCTGTTTGATGGGTGTATTCATATTCAGTTTGTCCGCTGCTTCGGGAATCAACGCCCGCAATTTTAAGGTGCGTTTTCATAATCCTCTCCTCTAAATACTAATGGGCTGACTGGGTGCCAGCCCGGGGGTTATGCAAACGTTTGACCGGTTCGCATATACTCTTCAATCATGCCGGCCAGCTCATCTGAAATGCGGCGCACCATCGCTTTCTGCCCGGAAAGTCTTAACATTTCCGGTGATGCAGCATAGGCCCACTGACCATTGCCGGCAGTAAAGTAAAAATGTCTAGCGTTGCGGATATCATCGCGAACCTGTTCAAGCTTGACCGGCTCGATGCTTTCAATGTGCGCATGAAAGTGCGTGGGGTACGGCTCGGGTGAATCTGCCATCAGCTCGCCAACATAAGGATCAGTCATCAGTTGATTTGGCGAATACATTTGCCACGACCTAAAGTCGCGCGGGTTGTTGATCTGGATAACTTCACGCTGAGTAAGCCCTGAAATATTACCAAGCACATCATCGACAAACTTCAGTTCGCTATTCATATGTTTGATCTTAGACTTCTCATGATCGTTACATATCTGCAGGGCTTCAACCTGCGCCTTAAGCTTCTTCTTCTGCTGTCGTCCAAATCGTTTGCTCATAATCATCCCCTTATCTGAGATTGTTGTGCCCGGTGGGCGGTTAGTAGTCTTCAAGTAGATCGCGGATATTTACATAGCAATCAATACTGTTTACTGAGCAGCGCTTTGGCAGATTTTCGATAGCTTCTTTGCGCTTATCGTAAGCCTTTGCCATTTCGCTTTCTTCCTCTTCTGAATAATACTGAACAAAGCAGAGAAGATTTTCACGACAGACTGCTGTTTTATTCCACCAGCCAGCGTCCGATTCATGTGATACGCCGATATTGCTTAGCCAAGACGCATATCGTCCGCCCCAATCTGTGCGGCCACCTAGAGCATCATCAAGAGCGCTGTGTAACTCCATGTGCTTATCAAGGCATTCGCGGCCACGAAAAGAATGAACATCCTCTTCCTGCCACTCATTCACGTTATTTTGGTTTAGAAAGATTTCTTTTAACTCGACCATCCTATATCCCCTGCGTGTTTCGTTGTTGATGGGGTGAACTATAAGCCAGACTTATACGCAACGTCAAGATAAATTTTGCATTTGACATGCGCATAATTAAAGCGCATTATTGCTGCATACAAACACGGAAACAGGAGTAAGCATGAAAAAGAAACCGACAAATATAACGCTGACTGAAGCAGTAAAGGCGGCAGCTCAGGAAGAGGCCCGGAAACGCGGCATGAATCTTTCGGTAATGATTGAGCAGATGCTGCGGAAAGAGCTGAAAATTAAGCACGCATAAAAAAAGGCCGCCGGGTGGGCAGCCTTAAAGACAGGTGAATCATATGCAAGACGTAATACTAGCACAAACAGATAAGTTAACAATGAGCAGTCGCGAGATTGCAGAGCTAACTGGCAAAGAGCATAAAACGGTAATGCGCGACGTTCGTATTATGCTTGAGCAATTAAACGAGGGTACAGATCTGTACCTTGGTCAGTATGTGAGCAATAGCCGCACATATGACGAATATAACCTTCCTAAGCGCGAAACTTTGCTTCTGGTGTCTGGCTACAGTATTGGATTGCGGGCCAAGATTATTGACCGACTTGAGGAGCTGGAAACAAAGAGCGCTCCACAGTTGCCCGGCACATTTGCAGAAGCATTACAGCTGGCAGCAGATCAGGCCAAGCAATTAGAACTGGCCGCCCCTAAGGTTAAGTTTGTCGATAACTTGGTTGAACGCTCAACACTAATGACCGCTACCCAGATCGGCCAGAAGCACAAAATGTCAGCCGTTAAGCTTAACCGCTTTCTTGATGAACTGGGCGGAGTGTACAGCAAGAGCGTAAAGCGTGGCCGGGTATTTATTCAGGCATTCTTAGATAGCGGCTACGGTGAAATGAAGCAGACAGAGCAGGGGCATTCTCAGGCACTGTTTACGCCAGCCGGTGAAGTATGGATTAACGAGAAGCTGATTAGTGAGGGTGTTATTTAATAAACACTTAGCGTAAAGTAAAAACACATTAGTAAATAAAAGGAAAACAGTTTATGCTTGATGATACAGCAATGCGGTTGAAGCTTCTTGGCCATGTTAAGAAAAATTATGGCAGTCAGGTTGCGGCGTCAAAGGTTTGGGGTATTTCTCCGCAGCAAGTAAACAACATGATTAAGGGTCTGACCGGAATTACTCAGCCTATCCTTGATGAGCTTGGATACGAAAAAGTAAAGCTGGTTAAATACCGGAAAAAATAAACCCGTCGGCTAGGACGGGCTAAGAGTGAGTCAAAAACGAGGTAATTATAGCATGGCTGGATGGATCAAACTACATCGCGGCATTGCTGACCACTGGTTATGGTCTTCTGAGCCTTTTTCGAAAGGGCAAGCATGGGTGGACCTCATTCTTAATGCAGGCCATACGGACCGTAAAATATCTATTAAGAGTACGGTTGTTGAGCTTAAAAGAGGTCAGCAGGCACGTTCAGAAATAACCCTTTCGAAGACGTGGAAATGGTCAAGAGGAAAGGTTAGAAGGTTTTTAGAGCAGCTTGAAAAAGACGGTATGATTGCTCAGGAAACGGGACACCTAACTAGCGTCATAAGTATATGTAATTACGAGGCTTTTCAGGGGGACGGTACAACAGACGGTACAACAGGCGGTACAACAGGCGGTACAACAGGCGGACAACAGGCGGTACACAAACAAGAATGTAATAAGGGAAAAGAAGGTAATAAATATTGTGATGAGTTCGAAAACATTTGGGCCATCTATCCAAAACGAAAAGGCGGTAGCAATAAGAAAAAAACTTATTCAGCCTGCCTTGCAAGAATTAAAGAAGGTAGCACTTGGGTCGATATGAAAGTCGGAACAGAAAAATATCTAGCCTTCTGTGAAAAGGAAGGAAGCATTGGAACTAACTTTGTGAAGATGGCTGCGACGTTCTTTGGGCCTGACCAACACTTTAGTCAAGACTGGTCCACGGACACCGATCAAGATGTAATTGATGTGGTTAGTATTTATAACGAAGAAGTGGTTGAACCATTCAGGCCTGTTGAGATTGTTGTAGATGATAACCGTGTGACCAACACTAAGGCATTCTTTTATCTGATGGGGAAAAGCAACGATAAGGTACGAGAGTATTTTAAATACTTCTTTGGATCTGCCACTGATTGGCACAAGGGAAACAACAACGCTGGGATAGTCGTTAGTTACGACTACATAATTTCAAAGAAAACGGTCCAGCAGGTAGTAGAGGGGAGTTTATGAGAGAGCTATTTTCTATCGAAGCAGAGCAAGGCGTAGTAGGCGGATTGATCTTTCAGCCAAAGTCATACGATGAGATTGATGGCCTGTTAACTGAAAGCATGTTTTACGACCTGGCTAGCCGGACACTGTTTGACGGTATCTGCGCAATGCAGGAAATGAACCATCCTGTTGACATGATCACCCTGTCTGAATTCTTGGAAGAAAAGGATTCCGAGCTGTTCGCAGATATAGGCGGCATGGATTACGTGATCGACCTGATGCAGAACACGCCAAGCGCTGCAAACATTAAGGGATGGGCTAACATCATCATCCGGTTTGCAAAGGAGCGTGATCTGTTCAACGGACTGGTTGAGGCTCAAAAGGTTCTAATGACTGACGGCATGAACACCGATGAGCGCTTGCAGGAGGCGGAAGCAATCATAACCGCCGCTGGCAATGAAGGCCCAAGCAGCGATAAGGCGATAGGCACTGTCGAAGCGGTTAAGGATTATCTCGATTTTCTTGAATACCGTCATGAAAACCCGGGCATTCACGGACTGGAAACCGGACTGACTAACGTTGATGAGCGGTTGCAGGGCCTGAAAGGCGGTGAATTCTATGTTGTTGCTGCTCGTCCTGCCATGGGTAAGACCACTTTGTCTATGAATTGGGCGGCAAATATCGGATTAGCTGGCGGCAAGGTTTATATCTCAAGCCTAGAAATGCCAGCCAGACAGCTCACGCAGCGTTTATTTGCATACATAGGCAAGATACCGCTGTCACTCCTAAAAAGCGCTGAGGTGCTATCTGACGACGAGCAGGCGCATAAATTAACTCATGTTGTTCATAAGCTAACGAAGGCCAGCATTAAAATTGATGATCAGGCCAGTTTGGATGTGAACGAATTGCGCACCCGCTGCCGTCGTGAGAAGCGTCAAAGCGGATTAGATTTGGTTCTGGTTGATTACCTTCAGCTGCTGACGGATCGCCAGTGCAAAAACCGATTCGATGAGGTGTCCAGTATTAGCCGAAAGCTTAAGGCGCTGGCTAAGGAATTGGACTGCACAGTAATCGCATTGTCTCAGCTAAGCCGAAAGGTTGAAGAGCGGGCAGACAAGCGGCCTATCCTGTCAGACCTTCGTGAGTCTGGGCAGATTGAGCAGGACGCCGATGTAATCCAGTTTATCTACAGGGATGAGGTGTACAACGAAGACACGCCTTTCCGGGGTATTGCTGAACTGATCACAGCCAAGTTTCGAGACGGCGAAAAGGGTACGGATTTTCTAAACTTTATCGGTGCAGAAAACCGGTTTGCAGTATTTGACGGGCCATTGCCAGTAATTGAAAAACCAAAGCCGCAGCGTCGCGGATTTAATTTGTAGAAGGGGATAGAAGATGACTAACTTAACCGAAAAGACAAACTTTG